TTCCTGATTTGTAAACTTTGAATCATCTTTGCCAAGCATATAAAGCGGAACGCGGAAAATCTTTGCAACTTCCCGCTCTGAATAAGTGCGGTTTTCTGCGAGCTGTGCATCTGCATTGCTTGCCAGGTCCAGAGAGCTTGCCTTCATTCCGTTTGCAACAATAAAAGGATCGTTTGCATGGTCCCGTCCGCCATAAGCAGAAAGAATTCTTTCTTTGAGTTTCTGGGCATCGTTTTCATCAAACTTCTTTTCTGTTACCGGCACTTCAATCAAAAGCTTTGAATGTACACCGCCGTCGAAACTGTCGTTTGTGTATTCATCGAGAGTAAGACCTAATCGCGCCGCATGGAAGGCATAGGCGAGGGGAGAAACACCGCGAATTGCCCCGAAACGATAGGCCGGAATATGCAGCACATTATCAGGGCGGTATTTATAAGTCTGTCCGCTGTAAAGATATTCATAATAAACATCACCGTTATCATCAAAGCAGATTTTTACTTTTTCCGGCGGTAATGGTGTAAGGCTTTTTGGAGAGCCGTCTGCATTCCAGGCAACAAAGATAAAACAGTTACCCTCAATAAGTAAATCTGTTGTAATTGTCTGCTTGAATGTAAAAGGAGCGTCGTAAAAGTTCGGTCGTTTTCGCAAAAGATAAGAAAGGTTAGGGCGATCATCACGGATGCGGCCGTTATTCGTTTTTTTATAAACGTTGCAGGTCATCTGGGCAATTGAATCTGCAATGAGCATAACACATGCAGAAACAGTTGTATTTTTCATGAGCTCCCCGCGCCCCATATTCGGATAAAACAAAAGACTTCCACGCTCTGCAGGTCGCGGAGTTGATGGAAGCTGCTTATCGGCCTTAATTCCGGCCTTTCTGATTTCTAATCCCAAAAAGTTCATTGTCAATTTTTCCTTATTAAAGAAAGTCAATTGAAGTCAAACTCTAACTGCTGATAAGGCGCATTCCAGTTCAAACCGTATTTTTCAAGAATAAAGCGGAAATCCTGAACAGAGTGCGGAACGTTGTATTTCTTAAGAGTGCCTTTTTCTGTAATTTCTACTCCTATGTGCATAAGTTCATGCAGTAAAAGAACTTTAATCTGTTCCTTTGTGAAAACCTGCACATTCGGCTTGTAAACAGTAATTACAAAATCGGCATCAATGGCCCAGCGCTTGGAATCTGCGATTTTCTCACAATCCGCATAAACTATGCCGCTGGTAGATTTTCTTGCTTTTGTTGATTCAAGAAAAATCAGCTTGATTCTTTCCGCCTGAATAAATCTTTTGAGATTTTCTAAAACCGGATGCTTTTCAATAAGCTCCATTCCGATTTTCTCATACTCTTCTGAAACTGTTCTTACTTCTGGTATAGTCATAATAAAAAAAGCCGTGTACGTTGCAACGCAACAATACACGGCATCCCAAAACAGATATTAATAATGTCAGATGTAGTTATATGAGTTTATAAAAATAAAAAGCCGCACATTTATAAACAATGTACGGCTTTTGCTATAACTATAAAATAAAAATCAATTTGCAATGTCAGGTGCTTAATGCAAGATCTATCATAAATCGTGATGTAGACTTGCCTGCCGCTTTTGCTTTTGCGTCTATTATTGCTTTTTCTTCTGGGGAGATGCGAAAATTAACATTGCAGGATTTACCAGGTTCTCCTGTGGTTTTTCTTCCTGCGCCTTCGCGTGCACCTCCATGTTTTTTTACTTCTTCTGCCATTGCTTATATCCTTTTATTTTACCATCAAAAAAATAATAAATAATATCAAAGCTGATATTCTGAAAATTGCAGACAACACATTTACCTGCTTTTTTGTTATCATTGACAAACCTCCGTTCAATGATATAATTAAAACACAAGTAAGGTTGCTAGCCTTACTTGTGTTTTGGTTACTTCTGATTTACTTAAAAATCAGAGCCAGCACTGCAACAAGCAGTAAGCCGAAGTTGATGATTAGATTTGCTAGGTCTACCCAACTCGGCTTTTCTTTTTTTTCAGCCATTTCTTACCTCCATGATTAAATAATACACCTTCTTACTTGAAATGTCAACACAAATCTAATAAAAAATAATTTTTTTTCTAAAAGAACATATCCTCAACCGCGACGCTGCCTTTTGCTTCATCTGCCAGAGCAACTTCGAGGCGGTTGTTTGCCATTATGGATGTAATGACTCCATCAATACGCTTGCTGGTTTTGTTTGTGTCCGGCTTAATCGGTTTTATATTTCCGTTTGCATCTGGCTTTACTGTCGCACAGCTTACCATCCATGCCATAACCGGATTATTATCAATAATAGTTCCCTCGGCAATTGCCTGCTCCCATGCTTTTGAAGGCTCACTCATTCCGGTTATAGACTGACTGAACTCAACGCAATCAAACTCTGCCTCCAGGTCCTGAATTAGATATTCTGCAAGGTTTCGGTCGTAGGCAATTTCTTGAATATCGTACTTCTTCGCATCTTCAAGAATCACTTTCAGCATAAAGGAAAAGTCCTGAGTGTCGCCCGGCGTTGCTGTTATATACCCCTGTTGAATCCATTGCCGGATTCTGTAAGAATCCTGTTTCATCTTGGCGTCAATCTGTCCTTCGGGAATAAAAAAGTAATGCTTTGCATATCGCTTGCCCTTATCGAGCGCAAAATACCAGGTAAGAGCGGTAAAATCAAGGCGCTTTGAAAGGTCAATTCCACCCCAACAGCGCAAGCCTTCGAGCGTTTTTTCATTAAACCTCTTCTGACACTTTGCCCAGCGGCGATCATTTATCCAGACTTCTGCAACATTCAGCCATTCATTAAGATTCTTTGTGCGGAATGCGGTCTCTGCAGATGCAGAAAGGCAGGCTTCTTTATAAGCCGAGCGCATAGCATCCATTTCTACTGAAATTCCGAGATTCGGATTCGCTTTATACCAGTTCTTTTCGTTTTTCCAGTCGTCGCCTTTGTCAAGCTCGTAAATAATGGAAAAGTATTCGTCATTTTCATAACCGGCCGCGCCTGAAAGCATCTTTTTGCATTTTTCGTATTCTTCAAAGCAAGGTGCGTTTCTGTTGTTTCCTGCAGTCGTAATAATGAACATCAAAGGCTGAACACGGGCTCTCATACCGGTATCAATTACATCAAGAAGCTCTGTTGTTTTGTGGGCATGGTATTCATCAATGATTGCGCAGGAAGGGTTAAGACCATCAAGAGTGTTTGAATCTGATGCCAGCGGCTTCATTGAACCGTCGCCGCAAGTAAGAGAGTGGGCGAGCGGCTTAATATACTTTTTCAAATCTGGCGAATATTGAACAGTCTTTTTTGCATCATCAAAAACAATTCTTGCCTGGTCCTTTTTTGTCGCTGCAGAATATACCTCCGCGCCCGGCTCTGTAAGAAGATCATAAAGTGAAACACCTGCAGCAATAAAAGACTTTCCGTTTTTTCGGGCAACCTGAATATAAGCACGGCGGAACCGTCTTTTTCCGTTATCTCTCCGACGCCATCCGTAAAGCATGGCAATAATAAACTGCTGCCATGGTTCCGGCTTCAATTTCTGCCCCGCAAGCTTTCCTTTTGTGTGAACCAGCTGAGAAAAGAAAATAATTGCAGACTGTGCCCGCTTCTGGTCAAAAATATAAGGAAAGGTTCCGGCCTCACTTGCTTTCATGTCGGCAACATGGCGCTTAACAGCCAGCTTTACCATTTTACAAGTTGGAATTTTACTATTTGAGACCTGATTTATATATTGTAAGTAAGTAAACTTGTAAGCTGATGCCATTATTTATAAATCTAATCACAAATTAAAGTGATTTCATTCTGCATTTTACAGCCGGCAACCTTATCTTCAGTGCTGGCGATATGATAATAAGAATCATTTACATAAACAAAAACAATGGCGTCATCTTCAAGGCCTTCAAGCTCTTTTAATAATTCTTTTTTAGTCATTCTTAGTTCTCCCTTAAGTATTCTCCGGAAACAACCAGCCTTAAAACTATGTCGCTGTCGGTTTTTACTTCCCGCATATCTTTCTTTATTTCGTTCTGATCCCGCTGTAATTCTGCAAGGCTCTGCTGCAGGCTTTCATTTACACGGCGTAAAACATAAATATCATGATAACAGCCGGTAATAATAAAGCCCGCAACAGACAGAAACAAAAGATTTATGAAAACTAATATCACGAAAACATTATTTTTCATCACCATTTATTCCGCCGAAAGTTTCAAGAAACTTCTCGCAAACAGCTGCACACTGAACCGCCTCTTCTGCAAGGCCTAGAGCCGCTTCTTTTGCCTGGTAAATATCGGTAGTACATAAAAGATTTATTTTTAAGCCTTTCCATATATTTTCCAGATGTGATTCCAGCAAATCCATTGCATCTGCAGCTTCTTCTGTCTCTTCTTTCAGAATTGCGTAAGCCTCATGACCAGAGTTATAAACCGCGCCATGGTCCTTTACAATGTTCTGAAGCTCATAACAAACCGCCTGCTCAACTGCCTCTGTTGCTTTTTCTGCTATCATATTTCCTCCCTTAATCATCAATTCCCATTTTCTTTCTGATTTCTTTGATGTTTTGAGCAACAAAAAAGCCTGCAGTAAACCACCACTTATTTTTATTGCCTTTACCATGAATATTCGCAGAGCTTTCTACATGAGCCTGAATATCTGGCGGAAGCTCTTTGTCTCTAAATCGCTCAAACATATCTTTATTGTTTTTTTTCATTTCCGCCTCACTTAAAAAAGCAAACTTTTTCAGCTTCAGCGTCAAATTCCGCTTTTGTTTTTGTTACGCTTCCGCCCATAAAATAAGAATCTGTCTTTTCGTCATAATCAAAAACAGAGCCCTCAAAATAATGATCTTCATCTGTCACAAGCCCGTCTTTCCTATTAATAACACCGAGCCACCTTTGTTTTTTGATGACCGTCGGCTTTCCATCCAGCTCAATTGTATAATCTTTTACTTCTACACTCGCAAACATATTTCCTCCCATTAATGCCATTTGCCATTTATATAATTATGATCTCTACCACTTCCGGGTTTATAAACGATAAAGATTCTGTTTTCATCAAGAATTAAAACCGGCTCATAATAGAACGTCTTTCCGAATAAATCCTCTGTAGTTCCTATAAAGAAAACTGTTGAACCGTCTTTTTCTTTGCCCGCAATTTCGAGCTCTCTATTAAAAAATCCTTTAAGGTCCGTTTTCTGCCCTCTGTTGTCCGGAATCAGAGACTGAAGAAAGCGTTCGTTATTTTCTTCCGTAACCTTATAATAGATTCCATCAGATGCCGAATAATCTGTTTCATACACCGCCATTACTATCTCCTATCCGTTACCCATTAAAGATTTAAGAAAATCTCCATCATCTTTTTCTTTTGGTTTTACCCTCATTCTTGTTCGAGCTTCCGGAGTAACTCCGAATTTCATCATGATCTTGTGGAAGCGGTTCATGTGCTCTTTATAAACATCCAGCAGATTCATCTGCCGTGTCTTATCAAGGCCTTTCAAATAAACTCCATAGCTCTCATATCCGTTCACCTGCTCTAAACAATCCTGCGCGATGTCGTAAGATGTAAAAGCATCTTTTAAGATAACAGCATCTACAATCGACACCATCCCG